ATGCCCGAAGACAAGGTGGTCGCGCAGAACAGGAAAGCTCGGCACGAGTACTTCATTTTAGAGTCGTTTGAGACAGGCATAGTGCTCTACGGGACGGAAATAAAATCCGTCAGGGAAGGGCAGGTTAACCTCAAGGATGGTTTCGCAAGAGTTGAAAATGGAGAGCTGTGGCTGTACAACGTCCACATATCGCCATACGATAAGGGAAGCTACTACAATAAAGAGCCGATGAGGCCGAGAAAGCTTCTTGTGCATAAATCGGAGATACGCAGGCTGCTCTCAAAAACGAGAGAAAAAGGTCTTACTTTAGTTCCTCTTAAGATATACATAAAACAGGGGAAGTGGGCCAAATGCGAGCTTGCTGTGGCTAAGGGCAAACAGCTCCATGACAAGAGGGATAGTGCCGCAGAGAAAGCCGCCAACAGAGAAATGGAAAGGGCGATCAGGCGCAGAGCGCGCGGAGAGTGATTGCAAGGGCGGCGTAGCGGCATTGTTTACATAAGGGGACGTATGGTTTCGACAGCAGGTTGGAGGATCGAGAGGAGCGTGCCGAGGATGGGGAAACCTCGTAAATCAGGCTCCAAAACAATAATCGTCAACAACGATTACGCACTCGCTGCTTAGTTTATAAGCAGCGCGCTCTCCTAAGCTTCCGTCATCGGGCTTTGGAAGAGTGTCACAGAGATGACTGGGACTTCGTCAGCGCTTTCTGGACGGAGCCCGAGACTCTAGGGAAGGCATGGCACGGCAGATCCTGTCTTTGGGAGATGCCGGGGCCGAGATCAAATCAAAGACTACGCACGTAGAGCCTCTCAGATCGGCCCCTGTTGGACCGGAGTTCGATTCTCCGCGTCTCCACCAACTATCTTAATAGACCCTCATGAAGGGTCTATTTTTTTTAGGGAAAGATAGATAAAGCTGGCTTAGAGCCTTGCTTTTTCGGGATTTATTTTCTCCTTTGACTGATGAAGGTTAATAGACTAGAATGAACCTTATTGAGATTAAGGTGTTCTATAAAGGTCACTATAGCTCCATAAAATTAGGTTATAGTGACCTTTTAGGGTCTAAACACAGTCATATACAGCCTTTGGAGGAATCGCTATGATGACCGATAAGGAAGTTCGCGCTCTGCAGCCGGCAGATAAGAGGTATATGCGCCTGATCGTCGACGGCCTTTATATTGAGGTCGTGCCGGCCGGACATAAGTATTGGTGGCTCTCATTTAAAAAGAACAACAAGCGGAGGAAATTCCTCCTGGGGAAATATCCGGATCTTTCTTTGAAGGAAGCCAGGATCGCCTGCGCTGAAAAAAGGAGGTCCGTTGATATTTCCCTTGGAGATGTCCCATATAACTTAAAATTTTCAGAGCTTGTCTGGGACTGGTACAAGGTTAAGATCGCCTCGAAGGCGCCGAGTTATTCCCGGACTGTCGAAGGGCGCATACAGCAGTATGTCCTGCCGCCATTTATCAACAGATCCGCTGCGGATATTAAGCCGGGAGAGATAACGTCTGTTATCAAAAGCATCCAGGAGAAGGGATATATAGATACGTCACACAGAATACTGAGCATATACAAGCAAGTGTTCCGCTACGGCATCGGCCTGCATGCCCTTGTCTACGATCCTACGTCCGGGACTGGCGACGTGATCATATCGGTGCGGCATAAACATATGGCGTCCGTGACGGATCCGCGCGACGTGGCGGATCTGATGACGAAAATATATTATTACCGGCAGCCGAAGGTCAGAAATGCGATGCTCTTTTCGGCCTATACTTTCTGCCGTCCGGGCGAGATCCGCGGAGCTCTCTGGAGTGAGATCGATTTTGACCGCGCAGAGTGGAGGATCCCTGCAGAGCGCATGAAGATGCGCCGGATACACCTGGTGCCGCTTTCCAGACAGGCAATGGAAGTGCTGAAGAATCAGAAGTCAATCCTGGAAGCAGCAGACAACAGGTCTCAATTTGTGTTCCCGTCCGAGCGGAGTCCGCATATTTCTATGTCCGCTGATACCGTGAGGGTGGCCATAAGGTCCCTGGGCTTCGGCCCGGAGCAGATGACGGCCCACGGGTTCCGCAGCATGGCCAGCACGATCCTTAATGAATCTGGATTATGGCCTGGAGACGCAATAGAGCGGCAGCTGGCGCATGTGCCTGGCAACGACGACATAAGGGCTGCCTATAATTATGCGCAGTACCTTCCTGAAAGGATAAAAATGATGCAGTGGTATGCAGATTATTTGGACGGGCTGATGTTGAATTGTTAGCGTATCCTTTTTAATATTTGAATTTTAAATATCCATGTCAGGAATAATATTCCAGTTATCACATCTAATATAAGCCAAATTGATCTTGAGAGGTGCATTGGTAAAATAGGGTTAAAAAGAACAGCAATTGCTATAAAAATTGACGGAACCGGTTGTTTGAACCAACTCATTGATTCATTAGCAAAAAATATTGCTGTAATGCATGTTGTCCATCTGAGTATTTGGAAATATCCATAAGGCAGATCGCTTAACATTGCGCCAAAAAGTATTGCTGTTGGGATTAAAAATATTTTTTTCATAATAACTATCCCCTGTTTGGGAAAATATATTCCTTGGTTTTATCAAAAACAAAAAATAAAAATAAGAACCCCAAATAAAATATATATGGGCCAATGAAAGTTAAAATGGCCGCAGGATAGCTCCAATCCCATCCCACAACAGCTCCCATTATTCCAATTATTTGTCCCACAAAAGGAATATATGACAACGGGATTCCTATAAAAGCTCTTATTATAAATGGCCATCCAAGCCAATATTTTAACCCTGCTATTATTGCGGCTAGTTGAACTAGCCCTAATAAAATATATGTTATAAAGAACAAAGACATAAAAATATTTTTTGACCATTTTTTTAATTTTAACTCAGAATTGTTTTTGATGTCCGGGCATTCGACATTAACTTCAGTAGAATCTTGTTCGCAGAATCCTGGTTCTTTATAAATAAATTGCTGCATTTTGAACCCAGCAGTTAAGACAAATTCAATTGCTATTATATTTAAAATCGGGATGCTTGTGGATCCGCTTTCAAGTAAACCGAATGCAAGAATAGCAATTTTTACAAAGATTCCTATGGCAATCGCTATCCCATACGTTTTATATGATTGTTCGCGCATTGGTCGTTTTAGTATAAAAAATCTTATGATAAGAGGAATAACAAGATACAAAAAAGTGCTTAAAAGAGAATGGACAAGAGAAAAAATAAAAGAGAATATAATTTGTCGCTCTATGCTAAATTCATTTCCTAAACCTATCATACATAATATAATATCAGCAGCGAAGGTAAGAATTGGCATCCATAGCAACGGGAATTTTAAGTCTTTTAATATTTGAGATTGTTGCAATGTTAGTTGCATAATACTGGCACCTCCATATTATTATATTATCCTCTTTTGGGCTTATTTCCGTACCAGACTGTTTTGCTGACTACACGGAAGCCGTTTGACTTTTATATCTTGTCCAGAGTTTTTGAAATGCCTCTGTTGCTTTTCTGTCAGCCATCTTGCCACGCAGGAAGCTGAGAATATTTTCCTTGGTCGCGGTTTAGCTGTCTCCTTCGGAGCTATGCTGTTTTTTCGTTCCCGTTAGAATTATCCAGGTCGCACATGCATGATGAGAGCGCTTTCTGGATGTCTGACCGATCCTCTTCACTTAATGATTTGTTTTCTTTTTTTATTCTGTCTCGGAGATAGTTCACAAGTGTAACGAGTGATGCCTCGTGGAGCATGAGGCCGTCATGGCTATTGTGGTCCTGCGGTTTCTGCAGATTTTCCGCTGCCGGTGGTTTTAAAAAGTCCGGGGTCTCTCCACCGTCAAAAAGAAGGTCAACCGGGGAGACCTTTAAGGCGAGGCAAATTGACTTAAGTTTCTCTGTTGTTGTATCTCCCTCTCCATTTTCTATCCTTGATATTAGGTTTTGACTCACAGGTTCAAGAAACATAGATTCTATTATCGCAGATAACTCAGACTGCGACATACGCTGTCTGTTCCTGTATTTTTTCAAAGTCTGCATAAGCGTAATCTTGTTTTCCATTACATTATTTAACAGTATATTGATAAAAAACACAAACACAGATATGAATAAAAATATTCGTATACTGTTGACAAATATCCAAAAACGGATATATTTATATCAGCATCTGGATAATAAATACTCAGGAGGAGTTCTGAAATGCAAAAAATGAGCGCTGAACAAGACGCAATGCAGATATCACGTGAGGAGCACGGGATCCGGCGTGCCAAAGCGAAGTGGTACGGCGCGCCTTTTGCCTCTTCTATGCACCGGTACATCGTAAAGAAGGGGCTCTTATCGGCGCACGGAGCGAGGGTCCTGGATGGAGAGCTTCTCATTCCTTACGTTCGGGAGGCCGGAGGGCCTGTGGTGACGGTGCAGATGATCTCGGAGACGGGAGAGAAGCGCTTCCAGCCGGACGCGCCGACTCGGGGCCTTTACTGTGTGCCGGACGACGGGAAAAGATATGCGGAAACTACCGGACATATGTGGATATGCGAGGGGTGGACGACTGGGTGCAGCGTGCACGAGGCAACGGGAGACCCGGTGATTGTGGCCGGGAGCGCAGAAAACCTTTATCCCGTAGCGAAGAAGATCTTGAGATCTTATCCATTATGGGAGATTGCTGTAGCGGCGGACAACGACGGATGGAGGGACGGGGGCAATGCCGGGCTTACGGCTGCCCTTGATGTTTTTGAAAGGCTCGGGATCCCATTTTCCATGCCTGTTTTTAACGAAGGCGAGCAGATGTCGAACTGGAACGACTTTGCATCTTCAAGAGGCCTGGACGAGACACGGCGCGAGCTGCTGAGGCGGCTGAGATAATCAAGGACCCGACGGGGTCCAGCTGCTGAGAGAAAAAGAGGTGATGAAAGGTGATAGACGGAAAGAAAATTAAAAAAATAAGGGTTGAGCTTAACCTGTCCCAATCCGCGGTTGCGGAGAGGGCTGATATCAGCCAGACGCAGCTTTCCCGTATTGAGTCAGGATTAGGAGATACAACGACAGGTGTCGCATCCGCAGTTGCCCGCGCTTTAGGCGTCGAGCTTTCGGAGATCCTTATTCCGGAAAACCCTACGAAGCCCCGCCCGAAGAAGAAAAAGCGCCAGGCGGGGCGAAAGCCCGGCTGGCTAACGCGGCTGATGGCATTGTAAGGATCGAGATCAGGATCAGGAATTCAGGGAAGGAGACGGAGGTCATGAATATGAATTGCGTAACGGGATATCCCAACGAACTTAGGGTGCAGCTGGTGCTGGTGGACGGCAAGGCATGTGTGGAACTGGGAGGCAGGACTCCGGAAGGTGCGACGCCTGAGGAGATCGCCTCCCTTTTCGATTGCCTTAAGGCTGGAACGCTGAGCGCGCTGAAGACGATGAATGAGGGTCAAAGATCATGAAATATCGTAAGAAGCCTGTGGTTATCGAAGCTATTTTATATGACGGACTCAACAAAGAAAAGATATATGAATTTGTCGGGGGTCGTCTTGACAGCGAGATAAACGATTGCGCATATACAGCGACAGGAAAGTGCCCTCCTATTAGGACGCTGATAATTCCAACGCCAAAAGGAAAAATGTTTGTCTCTCCCGGAGATTACGTCATCAAGGGAGTGTACGGTGAATTTTATCCCTGCGGTCGTGACGTATTCGAAAAGACATTTGAGATATGCGCGGACGTCTCCGGCATCCCGCTATAAAGTACGGATTTTAAGAATGCAGGTTGTCAGAATGGCAGATTTAAATTAAACGGCAATAGCCTTGGCGGGTGATCGAATGAGAGATCTGCAAAATAAATGGATCGTAGATCCTGATTTCTTCAGGCAACGCAGAATGCATGTCGGGCTGAGCCAGTCGGCCCTCGCTCTATTGACAGGGTTAGGCGTTTCGACTATTGGCGCGATTGAATCCGGTAGCAAGGGCACGACGAGCTCGGCGACCGTCAGGGCATTATCTTCAGCACTTCGATGCAATCCCAAGGATATTGCCAGCAAATACTACTATCCCCAAATGCCCGAACGCTCTACGGCAATCAGTACCAGGCGGCAATATAAAATAATCGACACGAAATTATTCAAAGTCCGCGAACGCTACGTGATAAATGGGAACTTTTTGCGTTTTGTAGGAACTACCTCGGGGTACGGCGGAGTTAGCCATTTTCTATTCAGGCAGCCAACCGGTGGATGGATCATCAGCTACACGAGCCGGGACTTTTATGTCGGCGACGTATCTGTTCAGCCATTATAAAAAGGAGGGGATAGGATGAATATTTCAAACAGCGATATAACCGTGTACATGAACGAAAGTGGATTCAGCAGGATCGTAATAAATAAGAGCTTTGCCCCGGATCTTTCCCCGGACGAAGCAGCAGATCTAATGCGCGAGCTATGGACGGACTACGTACTGCCGATCCAGCCGGGGCTAATTGAAATTTATGCTCCTATGCGCAGGGCGTTGGAGGCCAGTGCGGCACAGGAGCAGATACAGCTTAAGCCCGAGGGATGACGCTAATTATCGCACCGCAGCTGGCACAACGTATTTCGATTGATTTGATTTGTTCATTTGGTTCTAAGGCAAGAGTTTTTTTAATTATAACTTCTCTGTAAAGGTATGTTGGGTATTCGTTATTGCAGAACTGGCATTTGGGCATTTTGGGAAGTCCGTCAAGCATTATGTTCACCTCCTTCGGGATGGTTTCAGTTTAACAGAAGAAATATAAACGGGGTGATTTGAGTGGAACAGGCAAAAGCAACGCGCATATCTGTAGAAGCGGAACTGTTAAGGACCGGGATCTCCGGGGGCATCAACCTGAGCCCCGGAAAGAAGCTCAGGTTTGTACATGAGTTCAGGGGAAGCGACGGAGCTTTTTACAGAACTGAGACATCAAAGGTAATTTATACCGAGCATGTAAGGCTTTCCGGCGAGGTCAGCTCGACCGTTAAAGGCACGGACGGCAGGATCACTTATCGGCTCGCAAGACCCGTGATCAAGGAAGTGAGATAGATGGCGACAACATTAACCGTGGAAGAGAGCAAGTGGCGGATTACGCTCTCCGGAGAGCTTGGGAGCGATCCTTTGCCTCTGAGCTATATCGAAAAGCTGATCAAGTACGAAAACGCCATACAGGCATTGTCGAGATCCGGCTTGCCGGATCTGCAGGCAACGGAAGCGACGCCGGAACCGGAAGAGGAGTTTGTCTACTGGCCAACGTCTGGAACAGTCACGAGCAAGGAGATAGCGGCCGCATGGGTGATCGGAGAATCGACCTGGAAGCAAAAGGTTTCTCAGGGGATATATCCGCAGTCGCTGGAAGTTGAATCGATGAAGAAGCTGTGGAATGTGCCGCTTGCCACTAAAGCACTTATTTATTCCGGTGTGCAGCGGAGACGGATTCGGAAGATAGGGACAGAGGAGGCAGATAAAAATGAGGAATAAAAATATCCTGGACAGGTTAAAGGCGGCGTTTCGCAGGGTTTTATACAGGCGTCCCGGTTTTTATGCTGAGTGCTGCTGCGGACTGAGGGGGCCAAAGTATGTCTGTGGTCTGGACCGATATAACATGCTAGATCCGATGGACTTTTATCATTGTGTAGAGCTGTCGGGCGGCTTCGGTTGTTCCCAGTGCAGTAAGTTCGCGCGTGGCTGCTGGGGCCCGCGTCTCAGGGCTTATTAGGAGGCATATAGATGATACCCATTGTGAAGATCATTAAGTTTATTAAAGTGGACAACGAGCTGCGTAGACCAGAAGAGGCTAAGGCAGTGCTGGAAAGGGGAAAGAGGAGCCTTCTTGCTGTTGACCAGGGATGGAGATCTTGCAGCGAGAGGCCTTACAGGTCGGTCAGATGCCTTATCGGCTATTCCGACGGCGAAATTATAACAGGCCAGTACATTCACGACAGCGATTTTGACAGGGGCGGGTTTTTTACGAGCATGAAGGAATTCGAGACGAACAACATAGGCGAGCCAGAGTTCTGGATGCCGGTTCCGCAGCTGCCGAAAGTCAAGAGAGAGCAGCCAAGGGAGGCCTGTCATGCTTGAGGGCTTTTGTGAGGAGTGCGCAAATAATTTAGATACCTGGTTCAACGGAGAATTTTGCCGGATCCGCTGCACGAAGCTGGGGATCATAAACAAAAGCGACGTTAAGTCCCGCTGCGGAGATTGGAAGGATAAAAATTCGATGCAGCAGGGGCTCTTTTTGGAGGAGAAAAATGAACGAGTGGATTGAGGAAGTAAGCCGCTTCCAGAATGTCTTTGAAAAAAAGCTTGATGATGTCCAAGAACTTATAAGTCTAAGGGTAGAGTTGGTTGATGAAGAAATTTATGAGCTATGGCATGGTTTAGATACGGTCTTAGAGGGAATGCAAGACGATGATCCGGAGATAATTAAAAAAGGCAGGATAGAGACCCTGGATGCGATAGCAGACTCCATCGTCGTGCTGATCGGGACGGCCAATGCATTGAAAATGGATCTGGACGAAGCTATGAAGCGTGTTTTTGAATCGAACCTTAGCAAGATGGGCGAAGATGGCCGGCCTTTCTACAACGAGCACGGAAAAGTGATGAAGGGTCCTAACTTTCGTCCGCCTAAACTTGAGGACCTGGTGTAAAAAAAAAGGGGGGGGGCTTAAAATGTCACTTCCAAGCCAACATAGAGTCTACACCGAGGGGCTTGAAAAAATGGAATTTTCGGGAAGACACAGCAATATGGAACTATCCCTTGCTCATTGCGAGGACGGATTATGGAGATATGGACTGTCGGGCGAATTAATGGACAATCTAGAATCCCTGCGCGGGTTCTGTTTTGCGCCGTGTTCTATCAGACGCGGATATTCCAACAGAGAAGATTGCCTTGAGGAAGCGTGTGCTGAAATAAGGCAAAGAATAAAAATGAATGCCGATGAAAATCCTTTGGCGGGGAAGGAGCTGACGGCATGGATCAACTCACTTATATTTGGATGCCGTCAGATGTCATTATTTTAAGGTGTAAGGAGGAATATAAAAAATGAAATACTTTATATGCCCTGAAGATCCTGACTGTATTCCTTACGCAGAAGCTGAAAACGTTACGGAGGCCAAAGAAAAAATATGCACTCCTTGTATAGAGGTGGCTTTGGAGGACTTTAAGTGTGACGGACCAACGGAAGCGGATCCTTCTAAGATCCCAACAATAAAAGAAGCATCAAGAATTCTGCTTATTAATATTGGGGCTGCATTTTACAGGAGACGAGCGGAAACAGAAGAGAGGATAAACAATGATCGCACGTGTATTCCCGCGGAAAACTAATGCTACTCCTATTGATGATTATGTGTTTATCGGAGAGCCGGGGCTATTTGTTCCCGATGACATAACGGAGGTACATGTGTCTGTTACGTTTGTATGGGATATTCCGGCAGCAGAGCGTATAGCCAAAGCATGGGAGAGGATAGCCCCCGTTAAGATCGGCGGACCGGCATATGGCGACAGTGGAGGAAATTTTATCTCCGGAATGTACGTAAAAAAGGGGTATGTAATTACCTCGCGCGGCTGCAATAACAATTGTTGGTTTTGCCTTGTCCCTAAGCGCGAAGGCAAATTAAGGGAATTACCGATAGCTGAGGGCAATAACTTGCTTGACAATAATATTTTAGGCTGCTCAGAACAGCATATCAGAGCAGTTTTTGAAATGCTTGAAACGCAGCCGCAAGTTAAGCTATCAGGAGGGCTTGAGGCAAAACTATTAAGGCCTTGGCATGTCGATTTACTTGAAAAAGCCAAGGTACAAGAAGCGTTCTTTGCATATGATACACCTGACGACCTGCCTCCGCTTATTGAAGCGTCAAAAATACTCAAGGCAAATTCATGGTACAGGATTTATAAGGCTCGTTGCTATGTTCTTTGTGGTTACCCGGGCGACACTATAACTGAAGCGGAAAAACGTTGCATGGCCGCATTGAAACTGGGTTTTTATCCATTTGCAATGTTTTATAGAGATCCGCATGGCAAAACTACTAAAACTCACGAATGGCAGCAATTCCAATGTTCATGGACGCGCCCTGCGGCAATCAACGCTACGAGAAAAAGGCTGAAATTTTAGGATCGAAGGATAAAGAGTGATGACTAAATTTTGTGCGTACTGTAATTTTTGTGTCCGCATTGAGTCGACAGGTGCGCTGATCTGTATTGAAGCTCCGGAGGCCTTTTATGTTTCAGATAAAAGCACCTGCGCAGATTGGGAGAGCGTGGAAGTTGTAAATTCAGATGATTTTACAAAAAATGACATTTGCTAGCATAGATGCGACATGGGAATTTATTCAAAATGAGACAGGAGGGGAAAAACATGAAATACTTTATATGTCCTGAAGATCCTGATTATATCCCTTTTATAGAGGCTGAAAATATTAATGAGGCAAAGAGTAAAAAATGTGCCTTGTGCATAGGGTCCTATCTGGATGATTTTGAATGCGATGGGCTCAGAGAAGTTTCTGCCTCAACTGCAAAAACTTCTTAGGATTAAGGAAAAAACATTATTTGCGATCCGGATTCTTGCACCGGATGGGCCGTAAAATGTTGCTTTTTGAAGGGCAGGTGAAAAGATGGACTTCAGCTATTCCGACATAGAGAGATCTTTCATAGAGGCAATGGAATCCTGCGGGATCTCACCTGCATCTGGTGAGCAGCTTAGAATGGACGGACATAAGCACCGGCTAAAACTGACCGGGGACAAAGGCAGGGACAGGTCCGGAGAGTACTGTATCTACCTGGACGAGTCCCCGGCAGGCTGGTTCAAAAGCTACAGGGCCTCCCATGGCGTCCCTTATGAGGCGTGGTCATACAAAAGCGACACTTTCAGCAGCATGTCCACGGAAGAGCGCCGGTCTTTTATCGAAAAAAAAGAAATCGAGCGGGCCGAACGTGAACGCCAGTATGCCATGGAGCGCCAGCGAGCTATTCTTATAGCACAGGAAAAGTGGAACAACGCGACTCCGGCGCATCCGCTGCATAATTACATAATGAGAAAGGGACTTAGGTCCGCCCATGGTGCAAGGCTTCTGGGCAATAACCTGGTTATCCCTTACTTCAACGCCGCAGGCGAGGTCCAGACTATCCAGACAATATCGGGTGCCGGAGATAAGCTATTCCAGCTCAATGCCCCGAAGGCGGGTTTTTTCAGCGTGCTGGATGGAGATCTTGGACCTTTAGATGTTGAGCCGACCGGGCATACATGGATATGTGAGGGCTGGGCGACCGGCTGCAGCATTCGCGAAGCAACCGGAGATATTGTTATCGTTGCCGCAGATGCCGGCAATCTTTACCCTGTGGCCAAAAACATCCAGACAGCCAATCCCGGATGGGATCTTGTCGTAGCTGCGGATAATGATGCATATAAGGGGCAGGGCAATCCGGGGGTGGCGGCAGCCATTAAAGTCTTCGAAGATCTTGGGATCCCTTTTGTAGCCCCGGACTTCAAAGAGAACGAATCGCTTTCCGACTGGAATGATTTTGCATGTACCCGCGGTCTCAATGCCACCAGGGACGAAATACTTAGAAAACTTGAGATCATAAAGGCTTCTGCCGATTTTGAGTATAGAAATTCATATCCGAAGTTTATCAAGGTCAATGAAAAAACCGGGAAGCCTATGGGAGTCAAAGAAAATTTCGAGATTTTAATGAGCTTTCATAAATTTTCTATCAAATATGATGAAATAAAAAAAGAAATAGCGATCGGCGTGCCTGGCGCAAAATTCAGTACTGACCATTCTCTCAATGCCGCACTGGATGGGCCAGTAACTTCCGCCTGTGTAGAGTACGGATTCCCGGTCTCTCTTATGCCCGGATACGTGAACTGGCTCGCCTCAAAAAACATAATCAATCCTGTGCAGGACTGGATCAAGTCTCGTAAGTGGGACGGGCGCTTCCGGATCCATGAAATTTGTTCATACCTGGAGCCGGAAGATGGATTCTCTGCGGATCTCCGTGACATACTTGTCCGCCGCTGGCTTGTTTCGGGGGTGGCGGCAGCCTTTGCAGGGGATGGGTTCCGTACGAGGGGGACCCTGGTGCTTCAGGGAGCTCAAGGGATAGGCAAGACCACGTTCTTCAAATCCCTCGCCGGTGACGATAACTGGTTCGCCGAGGGAGTTACTCTGGATCCTTCCGATAAGGACTCTGTCAAGCGATGTATATCCAACTGGATCATAGAGCTTGGAGAACTCGAGGCCACGTTCAGAAAGGCGGATCTTGCGAAACTCAAATCCTTCCTCACCAGCAGCAGGGACGAGATCCGTCTGCCCTGGGCAAAGAAGATATCTCCGTACCAGAGGCGCTGTATATTCTGCGCCACGGTCAACGATTATCAATTTCTTATTGACCGTACAGGCAACAGCCGATGGTGGGTTATCCCGCTCAAAAAACTGCATCGGATCCCTGCAGACTTCGACACACAGCAGTTATGGGCCGAGGTCTACCAGGAGTATTACCTGTCTTCCGACGAGGATCGGCGGCAATGGTGGCTTACTTCGGAGGAAGATCAGCTGCTTGAAGCCCAGAACAAGCCGTTCGAGATTCTTAATTATGTGGAGCTCCTGATCGAGGAGGGTCTCAACTGGGATGCACCTAGGGATTTCTGGGTCGAGATGACTGCGATGCAAGTTCTGGAAGCGTGTGGGATAGACCGAGACAAACAGAGCAGCTTTGTTGCAAGGGCTGGACAGGTATTAAAAAAGAAAACCGGAACTGACCCTCAACGCAAGGGGAAGAACCGCAACAGGGTATATTTGGTCCCGCCAAAGGCTTATGTTTCAAACGATATTTATTCGATGTACAAATAAACAAGGACTGTCCGCCATACTGTCCGCCACAAGAAAACCCGGTAATACCAAGGGTCAAGAGAAAACAGGCGGACAGCGGAAAATATACTGTCCGCCTGTGCTAAACCCTTGCTATCACTATAACTGTAACCTCTTGGCGGACAGCACTGCGCGATTTTTCTATATATTTATTTAATAAATTTATTCTTATTAAAGATTATCAAATATTACTAATTTCACTGTCCGCTGTCCGCCAAGAGGTGTTTTTATCAGTAACAGTCTTATTTTACAGAGGCGGACAGTAGGGCGGACAGCAGGCGGACAGTACCAGGCAAGTCAATAAATAAACTTAAGGGGAGGTTTATACATGAAACGCGGAGAGATTATGCTTATTGAGGGAGTAATAAGGGATTTTCCAGCTATAAACAGGGATATGCAGGACCGCAAATACTGGCTTGAGATTATGTCTGTATCGCCCGGAAGCAACGGAGAGCCCAGGGTAGACGGCGGAAGTTCATCGCCTGCGCAGGAACGTTTTCTTAAAGCAATGGATGAGCGCTATTACAAGAAACTGCAGCGGATCGTAGATACTTTTTACCCTGCATATTGCGAACTGACTCCTCCGGAAAGCCGTGTCGTTGCTCTATACTACTGGGACGATATGGAGATCGCAGAGATGACGATTGAACTGGATTATTCTTACAGATATATCCAAAGGCTCAAAGCCGCAGCCCTATATAAATTAAAACGCGCCTGCATGGATATTATTTCCGATGTGGATGCATGGAGAGAGGTAGAACATAATGAACTCTCCAAGGCGATACGTTCACTTTACAGTGCTTAATTTCCTTACCAATAGCTTACTTATGAAATATTTTCACAATGTACGCCGTTTACAACACTGCTATTTTCTGGTAAAATCGCTATAGTTAACAGAGGTGTATAAAAATATCATAAAGCGAGAAATTAAGAGTCGTTCCTCCTTGGGGCGGCTCTATTTTTATGCAGACAAAGGAGGTGGACCGGATGGCAAAGAAGATCCCAACTGAAGAGGAACACGATTTTTTACTCAATGAGATGCAGGAAAATTTCTGCCTGGAGTACGTATCAGATCCAAAATCCAATGCAACACAAGCCGCCATCCGTGCCGGATATGCCGAAAAATCAGCTCGTGTCAAGGCTTCACAGCTATTAACCAAGGGTAACATCAAGGCCAGGATCAGGGAATTGCGCCGTGAAGCGCTTGAAAAATCAGGCTACGACAAAGAAAACATACGGGAAATGATAATGCGCAGGCTGACCGGCATCGTATCGACGCATGTTACGGACGTTGTCCAGATCTCTCCGGACCGCAACGATCCCAACAGGGACGAGATCCTGAACGAGCTGGCCAAACTGCATGGCGGCCAGAGCATGATCGACTTCGGCGAGATGCTTATCGCTCCGACTTCGAACATGCCGGAAGATGTCACGGCTGCATTAAAGTCTTTGAACATCAAGCAGATCCCCAAGACAAACGCAATGTCTGTGGAGGTAGACCTTCACGATCCAATAGCAGCCGCCAAGCTTCTTGCGGAAATAACAGGGATCAAACAGTCGGATGTCCAGGTAAATGTATCTGTTGCAACCCGGCTGGATAAGGCAAGGAAGAGAGTCCTCGATGCAAGATCTGACTAATCAGGATGACATAGAAAATGCGCTGATAAATGACATAGCCGGATTTGCATATGATCCTCTTGGATATGTCCTTTATGCTTTCCCATGGGGGGAACCAGGGACTCCGCTTGAAGATTATGATGGCCCTGAAGATTGGCAGAAAGAAATACTTGAAGAAGTTGGGCGTAAACTTCGGGCAGGAGCAATGTCTGCAGAAGACGCAATGGCGTGGGTCATCCAGGTTGCGCTAAGTTCAGGCCATGGCGCGGGAAAGTCCGCTTTCTCTGCGATGATACTCCACTGGGGCATGTCCACTATGCCGGATACACGCGGCGTTGTTACAGCAAACACTGCGACGCAGCTAAAAACCAAAACATGGGCCGAGCTTGCAAAATGGCACAGCATGTGCATCAACGCTCACTGGTTCGAGATTTCCGCTACATCTATGTACAGCACGGATCCCGCACATAAGGACACGTGGAGAATAGACGCTATTCCATGGACTGAACAGAAAAGCGAAGCATTTGCCGGACTTCACAATAAAGGCCGCCGGATAATTGTCATCTTTGACGAAGCTTCTGCGATCCCGCCGATAATATGGCAGGTAACGGAAGGAGCCCTTACCGACGAACGGACTGAAATACTCTGGTTTGTCTTCGGGAACCCAACAAGATCGGAAGGGCGTTTCCATGATTGTTTCTTTAGGCAGCGCAAATACTGGATCACAAAAAAAATAGACAGTCGGACGGTCAAGATAACAAACAAGGCGTTCCTGCAAAGCCTGATCGATAGGTACGGAGAAGACTCGGACATAGTAAAGGTCCGCGTAAAAGGAGAATTTCCGTCGACATCTGTGAGCCAGCTCATAGGCGCCGACCTGATAGAAGCTGCAAAGGATCATTCCAAAGGTCTTATTAAATCGGACTTGGCCGGAGTGTCTCTCATCTTTGGATTGGACGTTGCCCGGTTTGGGGACGATAACTCGGTTTTGTGGATGAGACAGGGGGTCTATACCAAACGCATTTTCTCGGTAAATGGGTATGATACGGTCAGACTAACCAACCTGTTGATCTTCCATATGAAAGAAATGGCTCCTGCTGCGGTATTTATTGATATTTCGGGTGGGCTGGGCGCAGGCGTCTACGACATGACAAAAACGTTGGGGTATAAAAGCGTATTTCCCGTCAACTTCGGGGAGAAAGCTACGAAATCGAACATATACCGAAACAAACGATGCGAGATATATGGGGAATGCAAAGAATGGCTGATCAACGGAGGATGCCTGCCAAGCGAAGGAGAGGAATCCGAGAATATTTCGGAAGATCTTACTGCAGTGGATTATTTTATCGACAATATGGGCCGGATAGCACTGGAAGACAAAGCCGACATAAAGGAAAAACTCGGGCGTTCTCCGGATGACGGAGATGCGCTTTGTCTTACGTTCGCCGCTCCGGTCGCTGCATCATTGTCGGCGGACATTGATTACACCGGCGTAAGGAATGACGTGGCTGACACAAGCGGCTACGATCTCATGGCATTTTAGAAGGGGGTGAATGATATGTGCGGATTGGGAATGGGGAGCAATGGTCGCTATACACCTAGCCCGACTCCTAGCATCGTGCCTGGGACAACGGATGTTTCAACAGGGACTCCTAGCGATTCGGAAACAGTCCAGGCTAAGCTGCTTGAAAAGATGCGCAAGCGACAAGGGTTCGCGTCTACGATCAGAAATGAAGGAGGTGCGCAGGGGCTTGCCGGTAACAACGGCGGCAAGACTTTCCTGGGTCAGTGATGGTAAATAAGGATATAGCGGAATTAAAAGAACGGCTTGAACGAAGGCGCACAGTCCTTAAAAGCGAACAATCCGTCATAATGCCGCACTGGCGAGAATTGAGGCAGTTTATCAATCCCTTCAGGGGGAGATTCCCAGGCGAACGTCCGAACCAGCACCTGCCTGACCTGACAAAGCAGATAACATCTGCAGCAATGAGGGCCCGCAGGATACTGTCTTCGGGAATGCAGGCAGGATTAACGTCGCCGTCAAGACAGTGGTTCATGCTGACTACGTCCGATCCTGACCGGGCTAAATATTACAAAGTGCGTGATTGGTGCGACGAAGTACATAACAGGATGATGCAGGTGCTTCCGGGAGCCGGGTTTTATAAGGCATCGCATGATATCTATGACGAGATGGGAGCTTTTGGCAACGGTGCAAACATAACCCAGTTCAATTTTCAAAGGGTAGCTAAATTTACCGCTCTTACCTGTGGCGAGTATTATTTCGCTATCGGCGAGGACGATCACGCAGATGTTTTTTACCGTGACATATTCATGACAGCTGCGCAGATGGCAGAAGAGTTTGGGATCGAGAATTGTTCCGACGCCGTCAGGCACGCGCTGAATGAACGTCCGGACACATCGTTCGAGGTGAGACATGCCATAGAGCCCGATAGACCATCGCCATATACGCATTTCCGGTACAGATCGGTCTATTGGGAAGCCGGCGACAACATAAGTGACAAAGTGCTGCGCATATCAGGGTACAATATGTTCCCCGTGCAATGCCCGCGCTGGACGGTAGTTCATGGCGATACTTACGGATATGGTCCCGGCAGTGAAGCTCTCTGCGATGTAAAGGGCCTTATGAAGCTATGTTCATCCAGGTTGACGGCCGTGAATAAGAAAGTAGAACCTCCGTTGCAGGCGCATACCAGCATGAGAGCATTAGGAGGAGCCTCAGCGATCAAAGCCATGCCTAACGGCATTACCTATGTGGAAGACATGAACAATAAGGTACTGCCGCTTTATGCGATCGATATCAATCTTTCAGACCTTGGGGGACTGATAGCCGAGGCAAAGGCGGATATCAATTCTACCATGTACGTTGATCTGTTCATGATGCTTGAAGCGTCGGACAATCCTCAGATGACGGCGCGTGAGGTAGTGGAGCGGCACGAAGAAAAAATGACCAATCTCGGCCCTGTGTTGGAACAATTGACGGAAGAATTTCACACCCCGTCGATCGAAAACCTATATTCGATCATGATGGACAACGACCTTTTGCCTCCGCCTCCGGAAGAGGTCGAAGGACAGGAGCTCAAGATCGAATATGTCTCCATACTTGCCCAGGCACAAAAAATGATGGGGCTTAAGCCACTGGAACAGGTACTGTCATTTGCCGGCAGCATGGCCGGGATTTTCCCTGAGGTACGCGACAACATCGACGCGGACCAGGCGATCAGATCATACAGCGATATGGTCGGATCACAAACTAAAGTGCTCAGAGATCCCGACATCGTCGAGAAAATACGCCTTGCCAAACAGCAGGCGGCGCAGAAACAGGAACAGGCAGCACAGATAGCCCAGATGGCACAAAGCGGGCAACAGGCAGCCGATGGAGCAAAGACATTGAGCGAGGTCGACACAGGGCCTGATACAGCTTTGGCTGCTCTGCTCGGCGGTGCCAGCGCATTAAACATATAAGGAGGTGATCCGGTGAAAAAATGGATATAGATGAAAACATAAGGATCCGCGAAGAGGATCGTATGATGGCCGCAGTTCTGGCAATACCGGAAGGGCGGCTTTTTTGTGGCCTCCTGATCGAGGAATCCGGTTTTTTGAGGAACGGCTTGCGTGAAACTCCAGAGCTGTCGGCATTTGCAGAGGGGGAGCGCAATGTCGGACAGCGTGTTTTTGAGCTGGCCTGGAGGAATGAGGAAACCAAACCCCTTGTCTGCATGAAAGAACATGGGGAATGGTATAGGCAGCTTGGAATAATGACCGAAAAAGAGATACCTGTAAAGGAGGATGAAATATAAATGGAAGAGATAGAAGCAACAATAGATCCGAAAGCCAATACTCCGCCTGGTCCGGGAGGTGAAACCCCTCCGGTAAATACCACTACACCTCCTGCGGATCCTGCTCCGGGTCCTGCGGATAGTTCCAAGGATCCATCGCTTTTAGGCGATGCAATAGACGTATTGAATGGCAAGGAAAAACAAACGCCTGATAATGGTACGCCGGAGCCGGCGGAAGAAGCTGAGATGCCGGAGCATTACGAATTTAAGCTCCCTGAAGGGATGCAGTTGGATAAAGAAGGATTTGACGTGCTGGAGCCTCTTCTGAAAGAAGCGAAAGTCCCACAGGAAACTGCGCAAAGGCTCGTAGACCTTTATATCCAGCGGGCGGAAGCAAATAGGAATGCCGATAAGGCGGCATATAGTGAGGTCGTAAAATCATGGACGGAACAGACAAAAGCTGATCCTGAAATTGGAGGCGCAAAGCTTGCAGAAAATCTTGGCCTTGGCGCCAGGGTTATCAATAAGTTCGGCACTCCCGCCGCACTTGAGGTCTTAAGGGATTCAGGACTTATGAACCACCCGGAGGTCATACGCATGTTCGTCAAGCTCGGCAGGGTCATATCTGAGGACAAGTTCATCGAACCGGCCCCCGGAGCGTCAAAGGTAAGCAACCCGGCAGAGGAGACAGCTCAGATACTGTTTCCCAATTCGCTTAAATAGGAGGTAATGGCATATGTCTGTACTTAGCAGCAATAATCTCTCGCTGATTGATATCGCACGCCAGTTCGGTCCCGACAGTAAGGAACTGAAGCTTGCAGAAATACTTACGCAGAAAAATGCAATACTCGAGGATATGCCTTTCATCGAGTGCAACAATGGCATGGTCAACATAGGAGCTGTGCGTACAGGGCTCCCCTCCGGCACATGGCGCAAGCTTTATGGCGGAGTTGCTCCAGAGAAAAGCACAACGAAACAGGTATCGGATACGTGCGGAATGCTGGAGTCCTTTTCAGAGCCGGATGCCGCGCTTATCAACATGGCGCCTAATAAGGCCATTGCTCTCCTCCGCGAAGGAAAGGCGTTTATATCCGGGATGTCAAAAACGATGGCAAGCGCAGTCTTTTATGGGGACAGCGTTACGTCCCCTGAGAAGATAGAAGGACTGTCGAGCCGTTATAACGCATATGGGACGGACGAAGACGAAAGTTCATTCAATGTGCTGAATGCGGGCGGGAACGGTTCGTACCTCACATCGATCTTTGCCATCGCATGGGGCGACGATACAATGTTCGGGCTCTATCCAAAGGGATCTAAGGCCGGACTGCAGCAGAATGATCTTGGCGAACAGACGACCACTCTGGCCGATGGCAAAAAATATCGTGTCTATCAAACGCATTACAAGTGGGACTGCGGACTCGCTGTACTTGACTGGCGTTACTGCGTGCGAATAGCAAACATTGACGTCACATCTCTGGTGTCTGCAGGGGACTCCGGTTATTCCGGCCCGAATTTAATTGGCCTTTTGACGGATGCCATGTATCGCTTCCCGGACGATGCGGCCAATATCATTATTTATGCAAACAGGACCGTATCTGCCGCTCTGACAAAACTAGCCGTGGTAAAGGGGAACCTTGCCCTTGGTATAGATGAGTTTGCAGGTAAAAAGATAACTCATTTCTGGGGACATGCTATCAAGAGATGCGATGCCATACTGGGCACTGAATCTCATATACCGGCTGCAGTATAACGACGGGAACAGGAAGGGGTAATTTAACATGATACTGGATAAGAATCTTATTTTTTGTGAGAATTCGGCACTAAGCGCAGGAGATGCGGCAAGCGATGTAATTGATCTTGGGGCTGCCGGAGATACGCTTGAAAAAGAACTTGTCCTCGTTGGCGTTATGACGGAAGCAGCCGTAGGCGGCACAAGCGTTGTTTTCAGGCTGGAAACCAGCACGGCTGTCGACTTCTCAACTAAGAAGGTACTGCATGTCAGCGATGTCATCCCACAGGCAAATCTGACAAAAGGCACAAAATTCATAGACATGAAGATGCCACGTGGGTTAAAACGCTATCTGCGTATTTACTGCGATGTCACAGGGGTATTCACCGCCGGTAAATACTCTGCGTTCCTGACTCCTGGTACACATGTAGGCTTCTGATGATATACCGTGCAAGAAAGGCATGTACTGACGTAGGCGGCCGGTATTTCGACAAGGACGAAGAAGCTGATTTAAATCCACTTCTTCCCCATAGCGAACTTCTTATGCCTGCGGATCCTGCAGCTGCTGCAAAATTGAAGGCGGCTGCCGTAGAAGCGGAAGCCAAAACCAAAGCAGAGGCTGAAAACAAAGTTGAAGCGGAAGCCAAAACCAAAGCAGAGGCTAAAAACAAAGTTGAAGCGGAAGCCAGGATAAAAACAACAACAGCTGAGGCTAAAACTAAAACGGCGTCTGAAGCAGAGGCAAGGTAATTTGAGTTTAAACTGACATATAACAGGGAGGCCGTGGGCATGGTCTTCCTGTTATTCCGACTTTATTACATCTCATTATAGGGGATGATCGCATGGACGATATGAACGATTACACAAATAAATATAACACCCAATTGTCTGCTGAAGAAGAGGCCCAATTTAGGGCATGGCTTGCTACTCTCTCCAAGAAAAAAGGACGTGATATGTCACGTGATTTATATGACTATGATCTGCGCGGGCTATGGAAAACCAACGCCGGGGTTGTCGAAAACGGACATATGACAGATCAATTTAAAAAGCCCAATCATCCTACATTCAGCAAGGACAGCCAGTACAACGGCAAAGACGGCAACATAGGGGGTACATGGGCAAAGGACAACAGAGGACGATGGACTTTTACAACATCAGAAACGAATTTAAGGCATTATTCATCTGAGGACCTGCAGAGGTATTTTAAGGAACGCGAGCCGGAGTCTACGCTTGTGATTGGACAACGTCCACCTAAGTCGCTTGCTGAGATACTGTTTCCTAATTCTTTATTTGCGAAATAACGGAGGGGTAGGGCATGAGCAGCATAATCGATATATGTAATATAGCACTTGCGTATATGGGCCAGTCTCGCAGAATTTCATCGCTTGATGATACAAGCGTGGAAGCTGCGCAATGCAAGCTGCATTATGAGCCTGTCAAGAAAGCCATACTTGCAAGATATCCCTGGCGTTTTGCCGAGCGTTGTGCAGCGCTTACGCTGCGCAACGAAGATACGCATCCTGAATGGCCGTATGTGCATGAATATCCTTCGGGCTGCATCAGGATCCTTAAAATAATGCCCACGGAAAAAACATGGTCTCCGGAGTTGGTCCAAGAGGAGCCTTTTGATATAGGTATGACTGCATCCGGCAAATCTATATTCTGTAACCTGTCGGCCGGCTGGATCAAATACATTGACGATATTTCAGATCCCACTCTATTCCCGCCGCTGTTTGTTCAGGCATTGGGATGGAGTCTTGCGATCGCTCTCATCACGTCAACGGTAGGGGGCGGAAACATTGGCGTTAAAAATAACCTGATGCAGTATTTTCAGGAATCAATGAATGCTGCCATGGCTGCGGACGCAAATGAGTGCCAGGAACAAAGAACGCAGCCTATCAGCGACTACGAAAGGGCCAGGCTATGAGTAACCTTTATCCTATCCAGAATTCATTTGCAGCCGGAGAGCTGGCTCCATCGCTTTACGGACGTTCAGACCTTGCTAAATATTCGGTAGGCCTAAAACGCTGCGAGAACATGGTCATACATCCGCATGGCGGGGTATCAAAACGCGGCGGCATGCGCAAGGCCGTCCTTACGAAGTACCAGAATAAAAAATGTATAGTGGCCAAATTCCAGTTTTCTTTGTCTCAGCGTTTTGAGCTCGAAATAGGGGATAAATATATACGGTTTATTGACAACAACGGAGCACAGGTCATGGATCCCTCAAATACGACCGTCCCGTATGAGATAGTGAGCCCGTATGCGGAAGCCGACCTCTCAGGGCTTTCATTCGCGCAAAGCGCTGACATCATATACATAACGCATAACGATTATCCTCCATATGAACTAGTACGCGTGACAAATACAAATTGGACGCTTGTGAAGTTTCCATACAAGAGCGGACCGTTTCTGCCGAAGCCTGTCTCTCAAGAGGATATATCTCTAACTTTGAACGACATAAGGGGGACGGTAACGGTAACGGCATCTGATAGTCTGTTTGTGGCCGAGCATGTGGGGACAATCTTTTCGATAACGCATCATGTCGACGGGATTAGCATGAAAACGCAGGGAAATGCCAGCGGTATCATAACAACGGTTACTCTTAAAAAGAAAACTACATACTATGACACTTACCAGTCCGGCGATCATGACAGAAGTAGATATAAGGTTCATTATTTTGCAACTGACGCCCAGATTACAAATGGGACTTTTGCTGTGGGATCCATTTTTGTCGAAAGCGAAACGGTCAGTTATACGGTGACCGGCATCGGCAGCCTTACAGGCGACGGACGTGAACTTTTCGTCTCTCCAGTGCCTGGGTTGTCGTATAGCAGTTTTAACAAAAATATAAGCGTTAAAATAACGAACACTGACACTGTATGGGGAGCTGAGGTTACGGCTTATACTCACTGGAGCCTTGAAAGTAATGGATTTTGGGGCGGAACGGTACGCCTGCAGAGGTGGAGCAACGACGAAGACCGTTGGACGAATATGCGGACGTATGAGTCGCCGATCTATGCCGACGGGACAACTACAACGTCGGCCGCAAAGAATTTTTCCGATTCCGGCGAGGTTGACGAGCCTACGCAGCTCAGGCTTGTATCAGATAATTTCTTTGCCTACAAGCCGAATGGGAACGGAGAGGCGGACAGGGGCTATTTTATCCTGACTGTATCCGAGGCAAAACATACTGGATATATGAAGATCACTGCAGTGGCGAATGCCACGTCGGCTACGGCCGTGATGGAGACGGATGCGGCGGATACGAGAGCGACGCTCCTGTGGCAGGAGGGAGCATGGGGCGAAAAGAGCGGATATCCGGCAGCCTCTGGATTCCTCGGCGAACGTATCTGTTTTGGGAATACTCCTACGGAACCGGAGAGTTATTGGCTTTCCAGGGTGGGCGATTATTATGATTTCGGACCTTCGTCGCCTATCCAGGATGACGACCCTATCACAGGGACGCTGACCGCAAGACAGATCAGCCGGATACACCATTTTATTGCACTGAATGACCTTATAGCCATGACGGATTCCAGCGAGTGGGTCATCTCGTCCGGGGCCACTGGCAGTGTGATGACCCCGACGAATACTATGGCAAAAACGCAGGGATATAGGGGATGCGCCAATATCGATCCTATCGTGATAGGCAATATAATTTTATATGTCCAGTCTCAGGGGGCAAGAGTCAGGGATCTGGGCTACAGCTTCGAGAGCGATAACTATACAGGCAATGATCTGACGGTCCTGGCGAGCCACCTGTTTAAAGACCATAAGATCGTTGACTGGTGCTTCGCACAGGAACCGGATTCAATGTGTTGGATAGTGCGCGATGACGGAGCGCTGGTCTCCCTGACATACCTGCGCGAACATGACGTAATAGCATGGGCTCGGCATCCGCTTCCCGGAGAAGGCCGTGCCGAATCCATCACTTCTATAAGAACAGAAACGGGCGACGATGTTTATCTTGTGATTAACCGAAGCGGTGTGCGCACTATAGAGTATATGTCGCCTACTATAATATCCACTGATCCCGAAGAGGCTTTCTTTCTCGACGGAGGTGTCACTGTCAGAGGCACCAACGTCACGAGTGTGACCGGGCTGGCTCATCTTAACGGGCAGACGGTATCGATCGTAGCCGATGGATCCGTGCTGAGCGATCAGGTAGTAACTAATGGCGCCGTCACTCTGCCAAGCGCTGCCTCCGTAGTCCATGTTGGGCTGCCATATGCCGCACTAATTGAGACGCTGGATCTTAATATCCCACGCCGTGACGGTTCCCAGCTAGGCAGGAAACTGCGGGTATCTGCGTGTATCTTGCAGTACGAAGATTCGCGCGGATTATTTGTAGGCACGGACGAAGATCATATGAGCGAGCAGGTGGACCGTACGAATGAAGCTTCCGGAGAACCTACGAAGCTTAAGAGCGGATATTATAAGCATACGCTTGATTCAGGATATGATTCCGGCAGCATTATAGTAAAAGCCCCGTATCCGATGCCTGCGTCCGTACTGTCGCTCACTCCGGTGGTGGATACGGTTGCGGCGTTTAATTGAGCTGATACCGGCAACGCATTTTCACTGTGAATTTATAGCGGAGCATATGAGGAAGTCTGACCGCGATGAGGTTATGGCAGCAAGCGGACTTAAAGCGTTTGATGCTATCTATGTCAGTTATTTAAAATCAGAACAATGCCTGACCGGGATAGATGATAATGATATACCTGTAGGCATGTGGGGTATCCGGCGCGAGACGTGGCAATGGAGCAATCCTTGGCTGCTGGGGACAGACCGTATCGATGAACTTTGGCGGCCGTTCCTTCGCACGACAAAACTGCTATTCCCGCTTATAAGCGCTAAATATCCATGTATGCGCAATTATGTAGATTTGCGCAATAAAAAAAGTATAGCCTGGCTTAAGTGGCTGGGTTTTAAAATGGAGCCTCCTAGGCCGTACGGCGTTTCGGGGCTCCCGTTTTGTTTATTTCAGAGGGGGGCTTAAAGATGTGCGATATCGTTGCTGCAACTCTTTCCGTTGCGTCTACGCTGTACAGCGGACTTGCAGCCAGGAATGCGGCCCAACAGCAGGCCCAGATAGCACGGGCCCAGTCCGAGGCCCAGGCAAAGGCGTATGAGCAGAATGCGGACATGGCACGCCAGGAAGCCGAGGCTACTGCTGATGCAGGTCGTAGCGCAGAACGCAAATTGAGACAGGATATAGCGTCTGTGCGTGGGCGTCAGAATGCTGTTTTTGGTGCGAACGGACTCTCCCTTGCATCAGGGTCTCCGCTGGATGTCGCGATCGATACGGCTGTGCAGGGCGAAGAGGATGTTAATATGCTGCGGAAGAATTATCAGAGGAAAAAGTTCGGGCTTATGAATGAGGCCTCGATGTACGGATGGCAGGCCGACGAAACCCGCAAGGCCGGCCGGGCGGTAGCAAGTTCCTATTCCGGTCAGGGCGATGCCGCCTTGTTCGGATCCCTGCTTGGCGGAGCTGGTACCGTTGCAGGCAAGTGGGACATATTCAAAAATGCATTTAAATAAGAGGTGATCGCGATGCAGGCACCTGTTTACAGCAAAAGGATACAGGATGAAGGACCTGAAAGGGTCCGGCGTTCTCCGATGGATCCGGGAGCCGCTTATAAGGCTGCTGCGATAAATGAAGAGGGGGCGCAGCAGATAGCAAGAGGCGCGTTCGCTCTTTCCGAAGGCATACAGAAAATGGCAGACGACGCGAATGTTGCCGCAGTCAATGCGGCGTATAGCGAATACGTAGCGAGATCCACGGATCTGCTTTATAACGCCGACAGCGGGCTTATGAACGCTTCTGGAGCAGGGGCCGAGGGTCTCGGAGCAAAGGCTATAGAAGCGCATAAAAAATTGCATGGCGAAATATCCGGCAGGCTTAAGGGGCGGCAGCAGACTCTGTTCTCCGATGCGATAGCCGGGTATGACAGGAGTACGGCAAGAACTGCTATGGTCCAGGAAGGTAAGGCCATGGCGGAATATCGAAAAACAGAGGCCATCAAAGTCCTTGATACCAATTCTATCGCTTGGGCAAGGGCTCCTGAAAACTTTTCGATGGAGGCGCAGGAGGATGCCATACGTGCTGCGGCGATTGGGATATACGGCGATCAGGGGGAAGAACAAAATATTAAAAATACGGATGCGGTGCGTTCTAAATTCGTAGCCTCCACTGCCCTGCGCATGGCGGTCGATGATCCGATAAAAGCACAGGAATGGGCTGCTAAGAATGAAAAACTTATGGATCCGTCAGATGCGGAAGATGTGAAATTTAAGTTAAGTAAGGCCGTAATGCCTGTCAAAGCCCAGATCGTGGCTGAGGATATGGTCAAAAAATTCGGCGTAGATGGCCGCGGGGCAGCTCTTGATTATATAAGGACCAATTATTCCGGAGAAGAGGAAGATATGTTCTTAAGGAGTACAGAAGCCCTTTTCATTGACAAGGTCCAGGCGCGGAACGATGAACAGGCGAAGGCGTTCGATAGTATATATAACATGATCCGAGGAGGATCTTCTATAAGAGATATCAATAAGGCCATAGAGGGTGTGTCGTGGGCATCGAAGGCGACTATGTGGCAGCTGATGGATGCACGTGACGCGAAATTCAAGATAGGAAAATTTGCAGAAGATGGAAGCGGAGATGGAAGGATAAAAACCGACAGGGATACGCTTGTGTCTTTGTGGAGCATGTCCGATGCCGGTACGCTTATAGATAAGGCTCCGGACTGGAGGACGTTCTACAGTTTATACGGCGGCAAGCTGTCTATGACGGATCTGAAGGCGTTCCGCTCTATGTACAAAAATTCAGCCGGAAACGATATATCTGATCCTGCTATAAAGATGCAGCAAGCTTCTATTTTCAACAAATATCTCGACCAGGAAAAGATCGCGGATCCTCAGGTCAGAGCCAGGGCGATAGATAGGTATAACTATGAAATAGAGATTGCCGAAAAGGCAAACAAAAACATGCCGATCAGCAACGAGGCGAGTGTCGCTATTATGGCAAAGGTCGTTGGAAATGTCGCTGTCGGTACGACCAGGACATGGTACGGGCGAAAGACGGATAAGACTGTGCGCAGGTTCGAGATACCGCCAGGGGCAGAACTCAGGGGCAAAACATGGTATTACCCTGATCCGGTGTCCGGGAAATGGCTGCCGTTATCATTTGATGAGGATTAGGCCCCCTTATGGGGTCTTTTATTTTGGAGGGATTTTCTTATGGCCGGACTTTTTAATGAAATAGACGTGAAGGGGCTTTACGGCGGAGTCAAGGCCGGTGCGCCGCTTTCTACCGAGGAGGCGCAAAGCCTTGGTCTTCCGCAGCTGAATCCGCTGCAGGATGAGCTTGAGCGTATATACAGAAAACATGTCACTGAAAACCCTGAACAGAATGCGGCCCATGTCTGGAATGCGCAGCGTGTAGGAGTTCCGCAGTGGATCCAGGACCGGGATGAGATGTATAAGAAAGAGGCCGAGTACAGGCTTGCTCTGCTTGATAAGGGTTCTCCTGATTGGAACAGGATGGTGGCATTCTCGCCGGCAACATCTAAATTCCTGCAGCATGACGATGTCATGGCCTCTGCCTATGATGACGTCGACAACCTTGCTGCGATGGAAAAGGAGTCAAAGAGGGCTGCGATGGTAAAGGAAAATCTCAATGGGCTATTGCAGCGCGGGGCATCCGGAAGGAACGCCATTATTCGTTCTTTGCGGTCGATAGCTCCCGCTCCTACTCCTGCCGCTGCGACCTATGATGACGTCGACAACCTTGCTGCGATGGAAAAGGAGTCAAAGAGGGCTGCGATGGTAAAGGAAAATCTCAATGGGCTATTGCAGCGCGGGGCATCCGGAAGGAACGCCATTATTCGTTCTTTGCGGTCGATAGCTCCCGCTCCTACTCCTGCCGCTGCGACGCTGCGCAATCCTCCGGCGTTGATGGGACGCGATACCATCATGACCGATGACAGCGATCCGTTCAGGCAGCTGGACGTAGCGCTCGGCAACTGGTTCAGAGATACGGATTTAGGGAAAGGCGTACTCTCTGGCGAGGAAATGTCAGCGATAGGCAGGGACGCGACAAATCTTTTTGCAAAACAGAGCGCAGGCGGCAAGGTGGATGAATCCGAATGGGTGGATCTGGAAAAACGAATGCTCGCTCTTGACCGTGAGGCTCCGTCCGGATGGTTTAGCGGCATGCTGTATGAGTCCGGCAAAATGATAGGACAACAGATAAGCGGAGCTATGACGACCGGCGGCATGGCGACTATAGGTGCAGCTGGAGCTATTGTAGGCGGCGGATTGGCGGCACTTACGGCGCCCGTGTCTCTTCCTGCGCTGGCGATCGGGACTACAATGACTGCAGCTGCAGCCTGGGGCCTTGGTACTGCTATGGGAGTATTTACCCAGTCTGCAAAGACAGAGGGCGGGATAGACCTTATAACACGCCGCATGATGAGCGATGAAAACGGCGATCATCTTTCGCCTATGGCAGTAGGGCTTGGCAGTATGGCCGTGGGAGCCGTGAATGGCGCGATCGAGCTTTTGCAGTTGGAAACGGCATTAAGTCCGATGAACAAAATAGCATCATCAGCGATGCGTCCGGTGATAGCGAGAGTCGGAGCTAGGATCGCGGCGTTGCCGGCAATTACGAAGATGGGCGGTATGGCCTTAAAGGACTGGGGGATAAATACAGTCACAGACTCTATGCAGGAGGTCTTTCAGGATGCTTTCCCGATAGCGATAGATGAGATGCAGAAAGCATCCCTGCTGAACGGTTACGATGCCAGGACAATAGGCGACATAAATGCGCAGCTGACCAATACGTTCACGCAGTCGCTGTATTCGTTCGCGCTTATAAGTGCGATAGGCCCGATAGGCGCCGGATTGCGCGGGGATTACCGCATAGAGTTGGGCAGAAAAGAGATAGAGGCATACCAGACTCAGAATCTCAATAGTAAATTGGACAACTTTAATGCTTCGATAGGCGTGACCAAGTTGCTTAAGCGCATTCCTGGAATGAGCAAGGATTTCGCCGGCGAGCTGCTTAGCGGCGCGGATGCCAGGACTGTATATGTTCCGGCGACATCCGTGCAGCAGATGTTCCAGGACGGGCTCATAGAGACAGAGCAGCAAGATGCTGCGGCATGGGCAGAAGAGGCATTGGGTGTAGACCCCGAAGATTTTCGGGCGTCGCTCGAGGGAGGTCCGGATATTGAGATAGAGGCGATTAAGCTTTTTGACTCGGTACCGGACAAAGCACAGGATGCTATACGCAAGTCCATGAGATTCAGCGCTGACGGGATGACACTGGGAGAGGCCGAGGCGATGAACGACAGGATCACGAAGATCCGCCAGGGCGATCTGTTCGATGTCTCTTATGAGCTGGAACGTGAGGTCAGCGAAGCGGCCAGTGCTCAGAAGGTTTTTGAATCAATGCGTCTGCAGATGGAGGCGCAGGGAATGGATCACGAGATCGCAGCCAATACGGCATGGGCTGCCAGCCGGATGTATATTCCAATGGCCAGGATGTGGAATGAAAGGCGCACAAGCCAGGACATGATCATGCCGGAGGACGTCGCAGAGATGTTCCCGATCTCCTTCACTCAGAACGATGATGGATCCATGGGGATGTATTTCCAGTCTCTTGGCGAAAGCGGAGCAGGACAGCTTGATGCTGCTGATATGGTTACGATGCGCCTGGACAACCTTGCTGCGGCAAAGAAGGAGCTGGCGGCAGGCAAGAGTCCGCTGAAGGTAAAGATGGCCTATGGCTGGGAGCAGGGCGCCGACGGCAAATGGCGTATGGAGACCGACGACAGTAATTTTACTTTGAAGGCCATGCCGGGAACCAGGGAATGGCGGGATCTTTTCTCTAATACGGAAAAGTATGGTCCCAAAAGGTATGCCTTACTTAAGGACGTTATATCCAATGATGATCTCTTTAACGCTTATCCTGAAATGAGGGATATGCGGCTATATGTTGATATAGATGACGATTATGAACTAGGGCATTACTCAGAGAAGACGAATTCTATACATCTGAACTATGACGTGGCAAATGATTCCGACCGCGCCAGAAAAGTAATAATACATGAAATACAGCATGCAATCCAATATAAAGAAGGATTTGCGCGAGGCGGCAGCAAGGAAATGTTTGATGAGCCGCAGGAGATCCGTTCATGGCGTAATGATCTTGCGGAGGCTGAAGATTATGCGGTTCTTGCGCAAAATACATTTGAATTAGGGGCAAAAATAAATCTCGCCAGGATATTGGAACATTATGGAGTCAACACAATAGAAGAATTAAGAAATCTGTATAGCAAGGATACTGCGTTCGGACAATACAAGAGGCTTGCCGGGGAGGTCGAGGCCAGAAACGTCGAGAGGCGCATTGGCATGTCTGCAGCTGAACGCCGGGCGTCTCTGCTTTCCGAGACCGAGGATGTCAGCAGGGAGGATCAGATCCTTTTGGATTCGATGCTTCGGAAGGCGGAACTGGCTGAGGAGCTGAGAGGCTTACAAGTAATCCGGGATGATCAGGGAAACATAGTCCCGCTGTCTCAGAGATCCCAGAATAAGAGGCCGGAAGTATTTTATCAGTCTGTTTTTGGAAAAACCCAGGATGAGATCCAGGCTGAGTTCGAAAAGCAGGTAGACGCAGTCCTGGACGGGAGATATAAAAGCAAAGATTCTCTGATCCTTGGCAGTACTCCTCAGGCGCTTATCGATATCGGATTCAATAAATTGCCGGTTACGATTGGTCCCGGGCATGTTTATTCAACGGCAGTATCGGAACAACAAGCGAAAAAAGATGGTAAATATCAGAAAAATATTAATTATCATGATATGGGCAGGGAAAGTATTAAACAAATATATAGTTTACTTAATGACCCTGTTATAGTATTGGCATCTGAGAATAAACCAGAGAGCAGTGTTATTGTTCTTGTTAATATGCAAAAGGACAATAAGCAGGTTATAGTTCCAATTGGCATTGATGGGGTCGGTAACTTTAAGGGATTGAATATTGATGCGAATGTTGTTACGTCAGTTTATGACAAAAAATCAGTATTGAATCTTATTAAAAAATCCTTTACTAAAGAAAAAAGAGGGGAGATAGGAGTATTTTACATAGATAATAAAATAAGTCCTAACTTGCTACATCAGGCGGGGGTCCAATACCCGGCGACTGGTTTGCAATCAGGACTATTACATAGGATAGACGATAGCGATTCGCCTGTCAAGATGAAATTGTCAGACACTATAGAAACGCAACAGTTTAAGCGATTTTTTGGAGACTGGCAAAACAATCCCAAAAAAGCAAGCAAGGTTGTAGATAAAGAGGGCAGGCCGCTGGTAGTCTATCACGGGACAGGAGAAGACTTCTCTGAGTTTCGCAGGGACAAATTAGGTTCTAGGGAAAACGCATTTTTCTTTACTTCCAATAAAAAATCGGCAATGGAATATGGCACCGATGTAATGCCTGTATATCTTAATGCAAGGCGTTTTGTGCGGCTTGACGAGAATTACCGAGATGCAAAAGGCAGAGAGTATGATGTTGATAGCGCTGAGTTCCGGAAAAAATATGACGGTTACAGCGTAAACGAGGGGACGGATTACGATGAATTTGTTGTCTTTCGCCCAGAACAGATAAAATCTGCCGTAAGCAATATAGGAACCTTCGATACATCGGATCCTAATATTTACAGACAGACATCTAATGGGACTCACCGCGGATCTATTACATTCCCGAGACAGCAGGGGCAGCCGATCCGGATATCCTGGAGCAAGAACGCGGATGCGTCAACCGTGATCCACGAGCTTGCGCATTTCTATTTGTGGCAGCTGCGGCAGTTCCGCGGTGTATCTTCGGCTGCAGATGCTTTGACAGGCCGATATACAAGGCAGGCAATGGGCGACCTGGATATTATCTCAAACTGGTGGAGCAATGACGCCAAAGAGATAACGGACTGGATCCAGACGCAGTCCGGTATGAGCGAGATGGTCAAGGCCGGCGCCACGGAGGCCAACTTTATTGATTGGATCAATACCGGCATGGAGAGAGATTCGGAGCTTGGCAAGGCCTTTGACGTGGCAGCTCATGAGTATTTTGCGCGCGGCTTCGAGGCCTACATGAGAGAGGGCAAGGCACCGACGGTCGAACTGCAGAGCGTATTTCGCAAGTTTAAGAAGTGGCTGACGGATATTTATAAGAGCCTGACTGAACTGAACGTAGAGCTCTCCGATGATGTCCGGGCCGTCTATGACCGGATGTTGGCGTCAGAGGAGGCCATCGAGCAGTTCAGGGCCGAGATGGAGGTCGAGGATCTGCTGAAATCGGAGGAGGACTATATTCCGGAAGATCTTCCCTTTGATGAAGAGGATCCCTTTGAGGCGGCCAAAGAGCGGTTGCTTGGGATCCTTATGGACGAGATCTCACCGGATAACAGAAAGAAAATGATCTCCAGAGCTGATGAGATACGACCGCGGATACTTGCGGAAACTATGTCCGAAAAAGGATGGGCGGCCGTTGAGTTTTACAAGGAAAATCCGGAACACCGTATTTCAGAATCGAGTATCCTGGACAGATACGGAGAAAAGGTTCTTGAGTCGATGCCGCCGGATTCAGTGGATACTAACGGCATAACTGTGGAAATTGCTGCCAAGGATATGGGATACGGATCTGCGGATGAACTTATTCAGGATCTGCAGGGGAAGGTATCTCTTAAAAACGAAGTGGATGCAAGGGTTCGCGCTCAGATTGAGCGCGAATTTTCATCTATCATCAATGATCCGGCAAAACTTGACTCGGCGGTGGAGGCGGCATGGTATGAGGGCGAGGAACATGCAGATGACCTGGCTGCCGATATTGTGGTCCCGATGTCTGAATATGCGGGAATTTACGCTGAAGACGAGGCTGCAGCGGCCGAACAGGAGAGTCCGAGAAATCGGCGCAATGTGATCGGCTGGATCAAGTCGCATGGTGGGCTCTTGTATTCGTCCGTTTCAACGGAATTTGGCAAGGAGCGCGCCCAGGAGCTTATTAAAAAGACAGGACCGGGCATTTTTTCTAAGACCGGATTCGGCCTGGACGAGCTTGCCCAGGAGATGAGCGGCAACGGGATCCCTGTTGATTCTGACGAGGATCTGTTCAATATCCTTATGGGCGAAGATGCGAAGCAATCCCCGCTTGATATTGCCCGTGAGGAAGGCAGGGCCGAAGCCCTTAAAGAAGCAAAGATGAAGAGAGCTCTTGATATGATGGTCAAGGCCGAGAAAAAACGCCTGGGAAAGGAGATCAAGCAGAGGTATGACGAACAGATCAAGGGCGTAAAGAGTGCAGCTGAAACTGCTGCGGAAAATATCGTCGGGATAATGCCGATCGAGAAGCTGAGGGATACGGCCAAGTATATCCGCGCGGAAAAAGAGGCCCGCAGGAAGGCCGACGCGGCGCTCCGAAAGAATGATGAGACCGAATTCCGCCGGTGGCGCGAGCGCGAGCTTATGCAGCACATGATTGTGAAACAGATGTACAGGTCGCAGCGGCAGGCCGAGGGCATACGATCCTGGCTGGAACGGTATGCCAAGAGGACCAATACTCAGACCTTCGGCATGACTCCTAATTTTGTTGAACAGGTAGATGCGATCCTGACCAGGTTTGATATCCGCAAGACGCGCAGCATGACGGCCAAGCAGAGAGCAACGGTGGGCGAGGCTCCGTCGCTGGACAATTTTATCCGCGAGATGGACGCAGAAGGAACGCCAATCCTGATAGATGACTGGATAATACAAACGCAGGAGCGGCGCCACTATACGCAACTCATGCTCTGGCAGTTCAAGGAAGTGCAGAACGCGGTGAAAAACATCGTGACTGTCGGACGCCAGGAGAAGCAGACGATAGCTCTGATGCAGAACGAGAAGCTGTCCGACATCGCGGATAAGATATACAGCGCTGCTAAAGCTTTCTACGGGGAAAAGGTAACCGGAGAAAAGATTCTTGATCCGGAAGAGATCAAAAAGAACATCGTAGCGCTCGCCGGAGGTGCGCTGGCTGATATTGAGACCGTCGAGGCAATGTGCAGGGCCCTGGATGGCTATGTGGATATGGGCCCGGCCCAAAGATACATATTCCAGCCAATACGGGCTGCCATGACACGTGAGACCCTGGAGCTGAACCGGGTGTTCTCCCTTGCCAGGGACATGCGCAGCGAGGCATATGGCAGCTCAAAGATCGACAACTGGTCCAGGACCTTCGATGACATCTACAAATATAAGGAGGTCACGCTGCCAAATGGGAAGGTCAAATATGTGCCCACTGACCAGAAACTGACTTTGACCAGGGAAATGGCGATATCTGCAGTATTGAACATGGGCAACGAGGGGAACAGATCAAGGCTTATGACCGGCTGGGGCTGGACAAATGAGAATATGGCCGAGATCCTGGGGACTTTGAACGAGCAGGACATTAAGTATGTTCAGGGGATATGGAACCTTGTCGAGTTGCTCTGGCCTCAGGTCAAAAAAGTGCACGAACTCATGACGGGGCTGACGCTTGAAAAGGTGGATGCTACACCGCTTGAGACCAAATACGGCAAGATCACCGGAGGCTATTACCCGATAGTGACGGATCTCAGGTATTCGACCCAGGCTGCAGCACAGACTGAACTGGAAACTGCTCTGACGTCGACAACATTGGGGTTTGCTCATACATACACTAAGTCCGGACACCGAAAGCTCCGTGCCGTGGATGTAGAAGGACGTCCGCCTCTGCTGTCGCTCAGCGTGCTTGATAACCACCTGGCAAATGTTATCCATGACTTCGAAGTGGCTCCGGCACTGAGAGATGTACGCAAGATACTCAGGCATCCGACTGTCGAAACAACGATAGACCAGGTGCTGGGTAAAAAAAGACGCCAAAATATCAATAAGTGGCTGAACGACGTTGCAGGGAATACGAAGAATAACGGCATAGCGCTCTCCGGCGGCGACTGGTTCGCCAATAAGCTGATATCCGGCACGGCCATGTTTACGCTGGGCGCCAACCTTGGCGGTGCATTAATGCAGCCTCTTGGATACTTTGCCCTGGCGCACAGGATAGGGTTTGTGAGAACTGCCAGAGCGATCTTAAACGGGCTGATGGGCAACAGGGATATCTATTCATTCGTGCTTGAGAAATCTGATTTCATGCGTGAACAGTACCGAGGTCAGAACGTTGAAGTCAGAAGGCTCCGTGAAAACTGGACCTCTCAGTCGGGCGGCCTTAAGTGGTGGCAGGATAGCATGCTGAGTTTGTATCCTATGCTGCAGAACCTCTGCAATGTGCCGGGATGGGCGGAGTGCTACAAGATGGGGATCGAGAAATTTAATGGCAATGAGGCCGACGCCATTGCATACGCCGATTCGGTCATCAGACAGACCCAGAGCGCATCGAACCTGGCCGACCTTACAACATTTGAGAGATCCGGCACGTGGCAGAGATGGGTTTCTATGTTCTACAGCTGGTTCAGGGTCATGTACCAGATGCAGAACGAGGCGATCATGAAGACGATCTATGGACACGGATTAAAAGGGCGGTTCGGCGATCTGGCGAGTTATGCGCTTTATATCCTTATATGCCAGAACGTTGCGGAGGCTTTGCTGCGCGGCTATGGACCCGACGAGGACGACGATGATGACGGCAAAGCCGAAAAATGGGTGAAGTGGACGGCAAAACAGGCGTTCCTTTCTCCGCTGAGTACCGTGCCTTTGGTAAGGGATCTTGCAAGGGGTGCGGAAATTGGACAGTACACCTTCAGTGCAGCAGAAGCAAGCCTCAGAAGTATTTTTAAGCTTATACAGGCCGCCGATAAGGTCATAGAGGCAGAACCGGAGGACCGCGATCTGGAACCGCTTGTCTGGTCCGGCGCGGAGGTTGTCGGTTACAGTACAGGACTGCCGAACAGGGTAATGCTGCGGGCGGCTAAGGCATTCTGGGAGCTCTATAACGAAGATGAGGCAATTCCATGGGCATACGTGATCCTGGGAGGGGGATTCAGACCAAAGAAAAATAACTAGCAGCAGAACAAACAAAAACAGCGGCATCCGGTGAATCGCCGGGTGCTTTTTTTATTCGACGAAAGGAGATGAACCTATGCCTATAGATGACGGATAAGGGTGTATTTTATTCAACTTTTTAAAAAAAAATAAAAAAACAGGAGGTATAAAACATGAGCACTATTTCTGCCATCAAGACTGTAACCGCCACCAGCGCATCACTGTTTGCCGGGACATCCGCGCTCTCGGGGCGCGTCTTTCTCCGCGCGCGTAATCTTGACGAATGCATAGCTGCAGTAGTCGCAGGCCGCAGGCTTGAGCCAGGCGAAATTATCAAGCTGGACTTCGATTCGACCGCACAAACGCCAGAGACGGTTTACGCAGCGTCTCTCGGACGGCAAATTTCTATGGAGGTGACAGAAGGATGATTCCAACCCTTACGCCAGTCGATGTGGGGCACGTAAAAATATTTCTCTCTTATTTGGATGAGGGGGTCGCGCTTCCGGACCCAGCAGAAACTATAGTTGCCGGAGATGAATCTGCTGCGGTTGGGTATGTTGCTGTATTTGATGCGGATATTCGGCGCATATATATGGAATATTTTCCACAACCCGAAATGCCTGAAATTGAAATGGAGAGTGAATGATATGAGAGTGGCAGAGCAGGACCGCGCAATGCGCGGGTTGGAATTAGAGATAACGCGCAGATTCAAAAGTTACGGCGTCCTTGGCTTCGCCGATGCCGCAGAACGCCGAGACCTGAGCAACAGAGTCGCGGAACTTTCGGGGGGGCGAAACTTCCTCGAATGGATATCAGACGGAGCCACTTCGCCGCTGTATTTCCCCAGTATCTATGTGCGGTTTGGCCCAAAATCAACACCTATCTCAGCCGCAGAATCAGTTCCAGGGCAGGTTCATCCGGCATTTCGTGTGGGATCATCGATAATCAAAGATCTTTTTATCGGGAAGTATCAGGGGTGCATACAGGCATCCAATGCTAAGAATCTATTGCTGTCCCTGCGCGGAGTTGATCCTGCAAATTCTCAGAATTTCGCAACATTCCAGACGGCCGGCCGTAATAATGGTGCGGGACATCATATGATGACAAATTCAGAGTGGGCGTATCTGTCCCTTTTGTGCAAATCTCAGGGATTCCAGCCACGCGGGAATAATTATTACGGCAAGGATTATGCGGTCCCTACGGAGGCAGGAGAAGTTTCATATATTTACGACAGCAGCGGGACAAAATATAACGGCCGCGTTTTGACCGGCAGCGGGCCTCTGGCATGGAGCCACGACGGCAGTCCATACGGCGTATGGGACCTTAACGGCAACGTGACTGAGATGGTCGATGGCCTGCAGCTGAAAAATGGGCTCATACAGATCATTGAAAACAACAATGCCGCAAGCCCAGATACTGGGATCAACGCGCTATATAAGAGCATCTTGGACGATGAGGCCCATATAGGCACATTGGCCAGCGACGGAACGGCCGGCGAACTGAAATTTGTAACAGCTGCTGCGGATTACGGCATTACCGTCCCGGGATCAGGAGCGAGCGACGGGTTCAAATTGATCTCACAGACATACCAGAAAACTGTCGAGGGCGTCGCAACCCAAGTTGCAGCGCCTAAATTACTGAAGGAACTCTGTATAATACCGCACGATTCCGGAGATTATGGTACAGATGGATTTTGGTACAACTTAGCCGCTCCGTGTGTTTGCTACCGTGGTGGCAGTTTCAGCTACACGTCGAGGGCTGGTGTGTCGTATCTGAGCCTGAGCAACACTGCGTCCGACACTAGCGTCAGCATCGGCGTCCGCCCCGCTTTTTACAGGGTTTGATACTTCGATCTCCGGCATTTTGATACTCCGATGGTTTTAGGTTATGAATCTTGAGATCCTGCAGCTGGCAGAAGATGCGTTCACATACGGATATACGGCGTGTCGGCATTTCCCGAAATCTGAACGGTTCACGCTCGTAGCCGATATCAAGAGGGAGATGACACTTGTCATCTCCCTTATCATCCGAGCGAATAAAACGAAAGAAAAACGCCTTGATTGGCTGAGAGAGATCGACGTCGAGCTTGACGTTTTGCGATGTTATGTCCGGATGTCCGTCAGTTTGGGCTTTCTGCCGCCAAAACAATATGAAATATGGGCAAAGAAAATTGACGAAGTCGGGCGGAGATTAGGCGGCTGGATCAAGAAGCCGTACTGATCCACCGTCCAAGGGGTCAGGCTGTAGGCCGTGTGTTTGCTACCGTGGTGGCAATTTCAACAACACGTCGAAGGCTGGTGTGTCGTATCTGAACCTGAACAACACTGCGTCCAACACTAACATCAACATCGGCGTCCGCCCCGCTCTCCCTTATAGTCTGTTACTTAAGGCCCATGGACCTTAAGTCTGTACAAGGAGGAAAAGGAGCCTGATTCCTTCCGTTTGGTAAAGATGAACTCCAAGAGCGGCAAGTCGGAGGCTTTCAGCCGGAAAATACCTAACCCCGCTGCTTGATTTTAGAAAGGAGACGGCATGCCAACTACTTTTGGGAGCCTCTATCCGAAAATTTATGATTTTAACAATCTCGTAGAGGCGTACAAAAATGCATCTAAGGGAAAGCGCTTCAGGCATGAGGCGCTTGTTTATAAGTATCGGCTGGAAGAAAATCTCATCAATTTACAGAACCATCTGATCTGGCATTCCTGGCAGTCGCAACCATACAGGTATTTTACCGTGTATGAGCCAAAAATGCGCGAAATAGCCGCTCCGGCCTTCTGCGATCGGGTGCTGCATCATGCGCTTGTGCAGGTTATCGGGCCGCTGTTTGAGCGCCGTTTTATGGGATGCTCATTTGCCTGCAGGAAAAACAAGGGGACGCATTCGGCTGTAGATATGGCCGAGCATTATTTACGCATGGCAAAAGCAAAATACAAGAGCCCTTATATCGTCAAGGGTGATATTAAGAGTTATTTTGCCTCTATACCACATGTATTCCTTAAGGAGCAGTACAGGCGGACTATCCGTTGCAAGGATACGCTGTGGCTTATGGACCGCATAGTTGATACCGGCGCAGAACATGGGGTAGGCGTGCCTATAGGCGCACTCACGAGCCAACTTATGGCGAACATAGTCCTGGACCCGCTCGATCATTACGCCAAGGAAGTTATGGGGATTATGTATTATCTGAGGTACATGGACGATTTTATCGCCATCTGCCGGGATAAATCAGAGGCCAGGTATGTATATTTTGAGATGGAGCGTTTTGTCGAAATGGATATAGGACTGAAACTTAACCCTAAAAGCAGGATCCAGCCGATCAGCAAGGGGTTGAATTTCTGCGGATATCGCATGTGGCCAACACATAGGCTTCCTCGAAAAAGAAACGTTCGTCGTATGCGGAAGCGGCTGTTGAGGATGTGTCGCCTATATAAGCACGGCGCATTGAACAAGGAGGCTATAATGCAGGTATGGGCCAGTTTTTTGGGCTACATGAAACATTGTAATAGTTTAAATACTGTTATCAATATATCGAAGGACGTTGATAAAAAATTGAAAGGGGAGTTGTTAAATGCTGCCAAAGAGTGTCCATGCATTACGTAGCTGCGATTTTAATCTTGCGGAGGTGCCGGCATACCCACACGCGGATTGGAGTTCGTATGAGGGTATAATACCCGCAAATGCTCTCTGTATAACTGTGGGGCGCCTAAGCCCAGGCCAGGCTGAGTATTTCGTCGGCGATGGGGTCCATAGGTATGCCGATCTTGATAAATTCGGGGCAGGTTCCGGATTCACTATGCGTGGCAATTATGATGCAGGCGCACAATATTACGCCGGCAATATGGTTATTTATTCCGATAAATTATGGACTTGTATACAGAGATGTACAGGGCAGACTCCGGTTGCCGATTCAATTTATTGGCAGGAGCTTCCTATTACTATTACAGGCGGCTCCTCAAATGACGGAGAGCCTGTTTAATCTTTAGCTGACTGATATATATATTTTTAAAAAGGATAAAAAGGGCTCCTTTTGGAGCTCTTTTTTATTTTAGGAGGCGATCGGAATGAACCTTAGCCCGTTTATCAGTGATGGCCGTAGCGGCGTAAAGTGGATATTGGCAAGATTTAAGGCAGTGCTGAAATGGGCAGTGAAAAAGATTAAGGAGCGTTAAGGATGGCCGAAATAAAGGAGAAGGTAAAAAAATGGCGGCCATTGGCCGAAAAATGGGAATGCCGAGGGATCACTCCAGTGCCGGTAGCGCTGATCCTGGCGATCATTCAGATGGAATCTGCCGGGAATCCCAATGCCAGGCGTTCAGAACCTGAGGCACTGTCCAGCATAGTTAGAGCGCATCGAGATGACAAAATTAAGGCCATTGTCCAGGCAACAGGCCTTGCTCCGTTAGAGATCATGAGTAGTTATGGACTGATGCAGCTTTTGGTTACGACGGCGTGGGGTTATCTTTCCTCTGCGCACAAGGGGCCGGAAGTAATAACGGCGCTGTTGGATCCTGACCAAAATATTCGTTACGGCACCGCTCATTTGGCTACTCTCCTGAAAAAACGCTGCGGCAATGTGCGATTAGCCGCCAGGGATTATAACGGAGCCGGGGTAATGGCAGAGGCATATGGTCGTAATGTACATGATCTTTATCTGCAGTTCAAAAAAATCTTAGAGGACCGGGAGTGATATGAATGGGGGATCTTAGCGCTAATTTTTCCAGATCTGAATTTCAATGCAAGTGTGGATGTAAGAAATTCAATATCACTCCGGCTCTTATTAAAGGGCTTCAGGAACTGAGAGACTATTTGGGCATGCCTATAATCGTCAACTCCGGGACCCGCTGTCCGGAACATAATGCCGCTGTGGGCGGGACCAAGAATTCATATCATCTGCGCGGATATGCTGCTGATATATGGGTAGAGGGACTAACGCCTAAAGAACTAGTCCGAGCCGCTGAGCAATTCAAGGTATTTCTACATGGGGGGATAGGCATTTACGATACGTTTATCCACGTGGATGTACGCGGGCACAGGGCGAGGTGGAGGGGATAGGCGCATGAACCAGCAGGATTTTAACGATTTCTGGGTCTCCATGCGCGCTATATTTTTTCTGCTGCTCCCCGGGCTGCTGACCGGCTTGATAGCCAGCCTCCTGGACTTCTTTCAGTTTCACTTTTTGAAGGATAAGTTTTCGCTGCAAAAGCTGGCAGTAGGCGTGATGGGGGATATATTTCTAGCTGGTTTTATATCAGCGATTGCAATAGAGTTGAAACTTGGCCCGTGCGGGACCATCGCATTGGTTGCTATATCGGTCCGGCGCGGCGGCGTATGGGTAGACGGGGTGATCGATAAAATCCTTTATGGCAAATATGGGGTCGAGAGGCGGAATGCTGATGGTGCTGAAAATAAAAAGGATGCTGATAAAACCTCTTCGTGACCTGGCCCTCGTTGTCTACGATGATCTGGAATTTAAGGCCATGAGTTTGCCGCGTATTGCGGCTGTTGTTGTCACGGTCGTCGTGCTTATATCCTGGGCGGCGGAGCAATTTTTTAGTCTGCCGTATGATCATTTTGATGCGCTGGCCGGAGTGTGCGGAGGGATATGGGCCAGCTATGCATTTAAAAAATGGAGCGGACGGGGGGATCTGCATGGAGAACGGCGAGACGAAGAATCTGAGTAA